AATGATTTTTTTGTAGTTGGAACTTCTATCATTATTATTGGGTAATCAATTTTTGGAAATGTCATTATTTAGTCATCCTTTAACTTCCGTCTGGTTTAATTGTTTTTGGTGCTAATTGAGCAGGGCCAACATAACTGCTATTTTGTGCTTGATTGGTTGTAGAGAAAGCTGGCTTTTCTGTATACCAATCATAATATGCAAAACTTATTGGGAATCTTACTAGATTGTTTGTACTATTCCAGCTTACTGGAACTGGTGATAAAAATATTGGATATGCCTGCATCAAATGAACTTTAATAGCTTCTTCGCCGTGCTGATCATATGATACAAATGTTAAATTGGTTTCATATGTTTTTTTGTATGCGACTTCATACCAATATTTGTTAGAAGAAACTCCTTCTATCGCAGTGTTAGTTGTATTAGTATTTTTTAAAGCTGTTGATGAATTAAAGTTGACTATTAGATTCATCCACGATTGGAAGAAATTGTGTATTTTACCGTCTGAGTCTCCAAGAACTGTTATATCATGTGGAGCAAAAACAGAAACATAAGGCTTCATTTCTAAAGCTCCTACACCATATCTTCTTATTTCGTTTGTTGCTAAACTAACACCTGGCAGCGAAGTCATTTCTACTCTGAACATCATATCAGTCATAGTTTCTTTAAACTGAGAATTTTGTGAAGCTGAGTTCATTCCAGTTGGTAAAGAATCTATAATAAGACTGAAATCAGTTGTTTTCTGATATCCATTATTTTTAATAGATGATTTAAAACTATCTATATTAAATCGTTGATTTTTATTTAATTGATCTGCCATACTTTTTTGCTTTTTTCTTTGCTGCGCTTTTTGTTACAAAATCTGGTCTTATAATATAAGGAGACTCGTACCAGCGTGATGGATCTATAATTAAAATTCTTGATCTTAATCTAGATGTTAAATATCTTCTATAGGCTTTTTTGGTTATACTAAATGATTCAAGTGCTTGTATTACTTGATATGTAACCATCATTTTAGTTGTTATATCATTTTTATCATTTGTTAAATTTTTAGCTACTTCTGAAATAAAGCCTATAGCATTCATTTCTGAAGGTAGAAAATGTAAGTTGATTCCTGCAAATCCATCTGAATGATTTGTTAAGATTAAAACAAGAGGATTTTTATCATATTGATATAATGAATCTTTGTGTAAAGGATCATATCTATAATGAACTATTTTTCCAATACTTTCTGCTCCAAGATTTTCTAAAAAAAATCCTTTGCGTTCAGTATCTATTATTATTTGTTGCTTAACAGGAAGAGTGTTTTCGGCTCCTAATTTGCTAAGGTTTTTTTCGTTTTCCGACATTAATACCTAATTTGTCTTCTGTGAATATCTGGAATTTCCATTTTCTATCTTTGCAATATTCATCTGCTGCTTTCCACTTAGATTTATTTATAGCCCATTGAGTTACTTCATTGATATATGATTTGGTTTTCTTTTTTCTAATCTTTGGTTCTTGTGTAAATCTTTCTGGTTTTACTTCAATTAAAAATTCTTCTACCTTTCCTTCTTTATTTATAACTTTAGCATAGAAATCAACAAAATATCTGTGATATTTACCATCAATTGGAGACTTGTATGGTATAACTATTTCCTCTGATGACCATTTTAATACGTTTTTATTACTATCAAGCCACAGCATCAGTTTTAGTTCATACGAACTCCTATAAATAATATTAGTATGATTGCCCTTATATCTTTCAGGCTTGTTGGGCTTAAAATAACCTTTGTAGTAGGATCTAACCATGTCGTTAATATTTCCAAGTGATTTAGGATCTAGATATTATTTATCTATAGATTTTAAAGCATATAGAAGATCTAGTCCATTAGACACGACAGTGTCTTTTGTAGAATCGTCTATGGTTAGTAGCACTAGAAATTCTACACTTGGAGCTTCAAGTAGAACAGGATCAGATTCTATAAAATTGCCTTTGCCAGCTACTCTTGTTGATAGTCAAAGTTTAAATTGGTCAGTAGAATCTATGAATGATGTAGCAGAAATGGTGATGGCTGAAAAAGCAGGATTTAATATTGGAAACATTGCTCAGGCTTCTGTTAAAGGTCTTTCGGCAGCAGCAGCAACTACCGGTGGCCTTGGCGCAGGCGTCCTAAAAGGATTAAGTACTGCTGCGCAGCAGCAAGCTGGTCTAGCTATGAATCCACTATTGACTGTTTTATTCAAACACCCAGAATTTAAAACTCATCAATTCAGTTGGACTTTTTCTCCAAACAGCGTTGAAGAATCTGAAACACTAAAAGATATTATTGAAACATTAAGAATGGCATCTTTACCGAATAATTATGGATCAATATATGGTTATCCAGATATGGCTTTAATTAGATATTCTAATGAAGAACAGATGTATAAATTTCAACCGGCTGTTATAACTAATGTAACTACAAATTATGCTCCAATGGGAGCTCCATCTTTCTTTGCTGAAAGCAAAGCACCAAATATGGTGACCATTACTATGTCATTTTTAGAAATCATTTTAAACACTAGAGAGAGTTATGGATCAACAGACAAAGCTAAGTTTTTGGGCGGAGCTTCATCTACAAGCACTACAACATCAAAATCAAGAAGTCAGATAAACTAACAAATGGCAAAAAGTTATTTTCAAAATTTTCCAACTATAAAGTATCTTGGATATAATGCTACTGATATTATATCAAATGCAAAATTAGTAAACAAGTATGTAAACATTCCATATGTTTATTACAAAATGTATTTGGATAAAGACCAGAGACCAGATCAGATAGCTGATGAATACTATAATGATCCTTATTATTCGTGGTTGGTTTATTATTCTAATAAAGTAACTGATCCATATTATGATTGGACTTTAACAGAATCAGATTTTAATAAAAGCATTGCTGTTAAATATGGATCAATAGAATTTGCTAAAAAGAAAATCTTGTTTTTTAGAACTAATTGGTATAATGACGAAAGAGAAATTTCTCAATCTGATTTTACAAATAGATTTGGCACATATACAAGTCCACATAGTAATTATTGGAATCCAAAATATGATATCAATAATGGAACTTTAATTTCATATGTACGTAAGATAAATGATACAGTAGTTCATACAAACAAACTGTTAAAAATTCAAGTATCAAATAATAGCACTGCAAATACTTCAAAATTCACTTCTGGAGATTTAGTTGATATTAAACTCGGTGTTAATGAAGTAGGAACAGCAGAAGTTATAAAAGCTAACACTTCTGTTATATATTTAGAAAAACAACTTGGTGATATGGCTAATACGTATACAATACACCAAGATTCAAATACAAACATATATTGCACAGCAACTGAAATTAAAAGCTCATATGCTAATGGAGATACTTCGTGGACTAAAACCAATTTATCAAACGATGTTTATATTTATTGGGAACCAGTTTATGCATATGATTACGAAGAAGAACTTAATGAATTAAAGAGAAATATAAATCTTGTTGATGACGATTTGGCCTTCGATGTATTCGATAAACTTAGAGAGTCAATGGAAGAATAATGCCACAAAATAATGATCCTGGTTCAGTTGAAATATCTGGAATTTCATTACCTGGAGCCGGTGATGTTACAAAATTTCTTGTGTCGTGCACTGTAACAGAAAGCATAGATTCTCCTGGCGTCATCTGCAGACTTGATCTTAATCAGCAACAGGGTTTACAGGGAAGCATTACCGGTGGGGATGCTAAGATAAGATTTTCATCTGTTGATGGAAAACCAAGAACATATAATTTGGCCTTCAATAGTTTCTCATCTGGTACAGATAGTCCTAATCAAAAAAATAAAAATCAAACAGTAGAACTTGTTTCTAATGATATGATAAAAAATTATACTAATTCAAACTATCAAAAAGCTCATAAGAATACTAAAGTCAGCGATATAATTACATCTACATTAAAAAATGGATTAAAAACTGATAAAAAAATTAATGTAAGTGATACAATAGGAATGCGTGGAACTGATAATATGACTTATGTGCAGACACAGCGCACTCCTATAGAACACATAAATAAGTTATCTAAGTTTAATGCTGTTGGTAAAAATAAAGATGATAGTTTTGTTTCTTGGGTCGGTGTTGGTGATTCTGGTAAAGAAGAGTGGAATGTTAAAACTCTTTCTGAATTAACTAAACAGGGAACAGTTGCTTCATATAGAAATGATACAGTCTTAGAAAGAAATACGACGCTTGGTGGTGGAGATCAATTTACTATTTTACAAGTTATGAGAGGCTCTGGAACACAGACTATGGCAAGAGCTGCTGGGGGACATCACGAACAACCAACTAAGTTTAACATGACTGGAATGTCTGGTGATAGAGCTAGAAATCCTATAGGTGATGGAATGGAAAGCATAGCTGCTAAAATGGGACCAAATTCACCAGGAAGATCTTATGGCCAGGCCCCTGGAAAAGCGGCTACTCGTAGAATTAGTTGGGAAGATTCTAGAGAATCTGGAAATAATCTTGGTAATGTACCTGATACTTCTGCTGCCAGAAAATCAGGAGTTGATAACTTAAATCAAGGAGCTGTAACAGTTAAAGTTCCCGGAAATAGTAATATTAATGTTGGCCAAATGATTCAGTTGGATTTAAGAGAATCAAATGAATCTGGCATGAATTTAGACACAGATCAAAGTGGGAAACACCTAGTTGTTGGTGTTACTCATTATATTGGTCCACACACAGATAATCCGAGATATGTTACATACATAACATGCTCTAATATATCTGGTGCTGGAAAGAAAATGGCTTAAGGATAATATGAAATGATGGGAATGGGAGAAGTTGTAAGTGTTGAAGATCCTCTTCGTGAAGGAAGAGTTCAGGTTCGCGTGTTTGGTGTTACAGATGATAAAAAGAACATTCCAGACAAAGAACTTGCTTGGTATCCAACAATGATGCCTTCTAGTAGTCCATCAATTGCTGGAGCTGGTCAGACTCATGCTCTTGAGGTTGGATCTAAAGTGTGTGTTATGTTTGCAGATGAAGAACAAAGAAGTGGAATTGTAATGGGTTCAATATATCCAGGAACGCAGTCTCCAAATTCTCTTCCGCCTTTATTTAAAGGACTTAAAGAAAAAGGACCTCCAATTCCAAAAGGATTTGATTTAGGACCAATGGGAGACATTAATATTATTGATAAAATAGGCAATTTCAAACAAACGTTTTCTAAATTGTTAGGATCGCTGCAGTTTTTTAAAAATTTATTACCATAAGGATATAGCATGGGAAAAGATCTAAATGATCCAAGTAGTGGATTAGTAAAAATTGGAGTTGGTAAGACGACCAACTTCGTAGAGAATGGTGAAAACAAACCATTTAAAGTTGCGAGCAAAGAGCATGGCGTTCTGGTTGCTGAGCCTAGACATGACCAAAAGAATTCTCCTGGTTATGTAGCGCCAAGTTATCCAATGGATAATAAGCCAGGAAACCACGTAACACAATATCGATCTGGTCATTTTGTAGAATTTGATCAGACTGAAGGAGAAGAGAGAATTCGTGTTGGTCATAAATCTGGGTCATATGCTCAGATGAACAAAGATGGTTCTATACAAATAAGAACTGTAGCAAAAGATGGAAAAGGTGGCGATGCTTATGTTGCAGTTGATAAAGATTTCAATTTGAAAATTGCCGGAAATTTTAATGTTCATGTCGCAAAAGGTGAAATTCGATTTAAAACTGCCGGAGCAGCATATGTAGAAACTGGTGATCTTAATATAAAAACTAATGGTAATGTAAAATGGAACACCAGCGGCAATGTTAATTGGGAAGTAGATGGAAATTATACATTAAAAGCTACTCGTATAGACTTTAATCCATAAATAATAAATAACAACGAGGGTTTTAATGACTACACGAGCAGACAGATATACGGCCAGCCGAACAGCAGAAGTCTATTTTTCTGATTTTTTTAATAAATTCACTAGCAATTCTAGAAGTGGGCAAATTAATCAAATCACAAATGAAGATAGTGTTCGACAGGCTATAAAAAATATGGTTTTAACCAATCAGGGTGAAAGATTTTTTCAGCCTGGGCTTGGCGGTAATATTAGAAGAAGCTTATTTGAGCCTCTAAATGATTTTACAGCAGACGATTTAAAAGAAAATATAAATTTATTAATTCATCAAAATGAAGAAAGAGTAGCAGATCTTGATGTTCAAATTAAAACAGATCCAGATAATAATGCTTATAATATAACTATATTTTTCACAACTAGAAATAATACAGTCGTAAACCAACTTGATTTAACACTTGTACGAGTAAGATAAATGGCAGCCAATTCATCACTTAGTTTAGTAGATCTTGATTTTGATACAATCAAAACAAATTTAAAAACATATTTAAAAGCTCAAGATCTATTTAAAGATTATGATTTTGAAGGATCTAATATTAATGTATTATTAGACATCATGTCGTATAATACATTTCATAATGCTTTTTATCTGAATATGGTAGCTTCAGAATCATTTTTAGATTCTGCGCAATTAAGAAATTCTGTTTTATCACACGCAAAAGAATTGAATTATACACCAAGATCTTCTAGGTCAGCTTCAGCTGTAGTTGATATAGAATTTGAAGCAAACACTAGTGTAGTTACGATTCCAAAAGGAACTTCGTTCACATCATCTATTGGATTTGAATTATTTACTTTTATTACAAACGAAGATAAAGTTATCACTTCAACAAACAACACTTTTGAAGTTTCAAATTTAAAGATTTTTGAAGGGCAGTATGTCATAGACGCCTTTATAATAGACTATGAAAATCCAACACAGAGATTTGTTTTAGAAGATTCAACAATTGATACTCAAAGTATATATGTTACAGTTACTGAAGATGACACTGCTATTGTTAGAAATTATACGCTTGCAACATCTCTTCTTGGTTTAGGAGCATTAGATAATGTTTTCTTTTTACAAGGAGCAGAACAAGGAAAATATGAAATAATATTTGGTGATGGAATTATAGGAAGAAAACCAAAAGATAATTCTGTTATTGAGATTTCGCATAGAGTAACTAGAGGAAAAGAAGCAAATGGTGGAACTTTATTTGCATTAGACGCTTCTTTTACATCATTTTTATCAACGCCAATAATAAATACTGTGCAGGTTTCTACTGGTGGAGCAGACCCAGAATCTATCGAATCTATTAAATATTATGCCCCAAGATTTTATCAACTTCAAGAACGAGCTATTAATACAGCTGATTATGAATTGTTATTAAAGCAAAAGTTTCCAGAAATTAATGCTATATCAGCGTATGGTGGAGAAGATTTAAATCCACCAGAGTTTGGTAAAGTTTATATTGCTATAGATATTTCTGGAATAGATAGTCTACCAAATTCTAAAAAAACAGAATATTATAATTATTTAAAACCAAGAACTCCACTGTCTATTGATCCATCAATAATTGAGCCTTCTTATATGCACTACACTGTTGATACAACTGTAAAATATAACATAAATTTAACAGCATTTACAGAAGAAGACATTAAAAGTAGAGTTTTAAATAAAATTTTAGAATATGATGTTACATATTTAAATGATTTTAAAGCAAAATTTAGGTATTCTAAATTTGTGAAATATATTGATGATGCTTGCGCTGCTAGTGTGATTAGCAATGATACAAATGTAGCAATCTATAAAAAAATATATCCTTTGTTTGGAGTTCCACAAAATTTAGATATTATGTTTGAAACTCAATTAACAAAAGAAGTAGCAAAACTTGGAACTCAATACGACTATGATGATAAAGTTACATTATATTCTGATGATTTTGTGTTAAATGGAGAGCGCGTTAAAATTAATGATGATGGAATCGGAAATCTTAAATTAGTTAAAAGAATTAAAGATAAAGTTGTAGTTATTAATTCGTCGCTTGGAAGTGTTGATTATGAAACAGGAGCAGTAAAACTTCTTAATTTTAATATTGATGCTCTTACAGAACCAGAATTACATTTTTATGTAATACCAAGAACTAAAGATTTTGAAACTAAGAAAAATATTTTACTACAATTAGATCCATCACACATTAAAATTAATGTTATAGGTGTGAGAGATCTAATTGGAAGTACTAGATCGACCTGTCAGGGATAATAATGGAATTTTTTGAAAAGAAAATATCTCATTTAATTGAAGATCAATTTCCGGACTTCTATAAAGAAGAAGGACCGATATTTATTGAATTCGTCAAAAAATATTATGAATGGTTAGAATCAGATGGACAAATGATTTATCATTCTAGAAGATTACTAGAATATGGTGATATAGATGAAACAACTGATAATTTTTTAATTCATTTTAAAAATAAATATCTTTCATCCATTCAATTTGATACTGCTACAAATACAAGGCAGTTAGTAAAACATAGTTTAGATTTATATAGATCTAAAGGAACTTCTCAATCTATAGATTTATTTTTTAAAGAAGTTTTTGGAAAACCGGCTGAAGTTTATTTTCCGGCTGACGATTTATTTAGATTATCATCTGCAGAATGGATTATTCCTATATATTTAGAAGTGTCTTATGAAGAGAATCTAAAAAGATTTATTGGATATCAAATAATTGGATTAGAATCTAATGCTACAGCATATGTAGAAAAATATATTAGAAAAAAAATAAATGGTCGATATATAGAAATTTTTAGTATAACTAATATAACTGGAAATTTTTATACAGGAGAAAAATTTACCACATCAACAACATCGAATTTAGAATCTGCAATAGATTTTAATCATCCAACTGAATTAATTGGTCCAACTATTATAGGTTCTTTAACTACACTTGATATAATAAATGGTGGTGAAAATTATAGCATTGGCGATATAGTAGATATTTATGCTGATAGCGGAATTCAAGGAAAAGCTAGAGTTGCTGGTGTTGGTAATACTGTTGGAGTCGTAGAATTTAATTTAAATGATGGTGGTTGGGGATATAATTCTAATTCGACATTAATCATATCAAACAATGTGTTAAAAATAAGTGATCTTGTTATAGGAAGCAATAATAATTCTAATGGAACTTATAATCAATTTGAAACTATAGTTCAACCACTAGCAAATGTGTCATATATTGATTTAGCCGGCGAAACTTTTGCTAATGGAGATTTTCTTTATAGATATGATCCAGACACAGCAGATATAATATCAGAAGCTAGAATATTATCAGTTCTACCGGCTACAAATACTACTGGAAGTATGGTAATTTCTATGTATGCAGATAGATTTAATCCTGCTGCAAAACTTGAAACAGAAAACAGTTTTGATATTGTTACTGAACGTGGTCTTGTTATTGGAGCTGAAAGCATTGAGTGGGCTGATACTCACCTCTATCATGATGAAGCAAATGCTGCTTTTGATTTTGCTGTTTTAGATGAAACATCAAATAGTATAATTGGAATTCAACAATCTACTTTTTATAAACATTATAGATTGGCTGGTCAAAATAACAGTTTATTATTGTTTGAAGATGCCGCTGGGTTTGCTTTGGAAGATGAAGTTTCTAGTGCTGTTATATCATCTTTTGATGATATAAGTGCTGTTGCTAATGTTATGTTATCATCTTCTAATAATAATCTTTATATTACAGGAGCTGGCGGTACTAAATTTATAGCCGGAGAAGAAGTATATCAAAATAATGAATCTGCTACTGAGATTGCTAATGCCACTATCGAATCAATTACATATTCTGGCCTTAATGCGACTATTAAAGCAATAGATATAAGTGGAGCGTTTACAAAATCACTTACATTAGATTCTAGATTAACTACTGCAAACGGAGTAGTTTCAAATTTGAATTTAGATGTTGCAGTATATCAAGTAGAAAATACATTTTTATCAACTAATAATAATATTATTATTGGATTATATTCAAACACATATGGTGAAGTTCAACCACCCATCGCTGGGGCTGGAGCAGATATATCAATATCTAATACATTTCTTTATAATCAATCTGTTAATATTGCTACAGATTATATTTATGATTATTTGCTTGTTGATATTGCTAACTCAGATTGGGGATTTAGTACACAAGCCAATTTGAATACTATAATAGTTAATGCTTTTTCATATGATATGTATACCTATGGAACAGTAAGTTCTATTACTCTTACTGGTTCTGGAGTTGGCTATGATAATATTCCTTATATTATTTTATTAGAGCCATCTATAATTCCATTTGAAAAAAGAGATTTTGTTGTTAATATTAGCAACACAACTTCTTTATTCTTAGTTGGTGAAGTCGTTCAACAATCGGGTAATAATAAAGGAATTGTTAAAAGTGGTAGTAATAGTAGTGTTTTATATCTAAAAAGAATAACATACGACGATACTTTTGATGAAACATTTAGTTTAGTTACAGAAGCTGGAAATTATTTATCAGAAGAAACAAGCGTTTTGCCAATTCATTCTGAGCAAGAAGCTACATTATTTGGAGTTCAAACTGGAGCTATTGCTAATATATTATCGTATCAGGAAGATACTATGTCAGCCATTTCTGGTTTTAATGCTAATATATCAACAAGCGTTACAACCTCTGTTGGATCTATAAGTAACTTAGAAGTTGTTGATTCTGGTTATGGCTACTATCAAGACGAACCTGTAACTTTTTATTCAAATACAAACGCTAGTGTTGGGGCAGGATTATCTAATCTTGGAAATCATGGCAGTGGAACTGGTTATTATAAAAGAAATGATAGCCTATTAAGTTCTAATAAATATCTTCAAGATAGTTTTTATTATCAAGAATTTTCTTATGAAATCAGATCAGCAATAACATTAGAAAAATATAAAGATATGTTAAAAAATATTTTACATATTGCAGGAACTAAATCATTTAGTAGATATGTATCTAAATCAAATATTAATATAGGAAAGACTGCAAAAACAGCAGTGGTAACAATAGAATGAGCAATTTTTTAATAACTAATGATTTTAAAACTCATAGTTTAAATCAATTAATAGAATCTTTGGTTGAGCCATCAAACACAGTTTATTATGTTTTTACATCAAAGCATGACTCCTATGACGGTGGTGATGGTAGTGTTCCTGATCCAGTTGATACTGTTGATAAAAAAACAGAGTTATATAATGATATGATTTTTGGAAAAAAACTATCAAACACAGATTTTTCTATTCTTATTCCAAGATATGAATGGGCAGCCGAAACTAAATATTATCAGTATGATGATCAAGATTCTACTTTATTTAATAAAGAATTTTACACTATAGTTAATGCTACTTCTTTTTATCATGTATATAAATGTTTGTATAATAATTCAAATGCTGCTTCTACAGTAGAACCAGATTTTGGTTTAATTTCTGCAGAAGATGAATACTATGAGACTTCTGATGGTTATATTTGGAAATATATGTATTCTGTTAATAATGCTATTGTTCAAAAATTTGGAACAACAGAATATTTTCCAGTAACATCAAACACAGAAGTTGAAAGCGCTGCAGTCGAAGGAGCTATTGATATAATAAGTGTGGTTGGAACTGGAAATGGCTACACCAATTATATATCTGGTAATAATTATTTTTCTTTAACAGAATTACGTTTAGGAGGCGATGCTTTATTATATGATATTTCAAGTAATACTAATGCTTCTTCTACAGATGATTTTTATAATGGTTGTTACATTTATATTAAAGACGGAGCTTCTGGAGAAATTGGCCAATATAAAAAAATAACAGATTATATAGTTAATTCTAGCGCTAAAGCTATACAACTAGAAACAGCTTTTACAAATGCTATTAGTGTTGCTTCTGTATATGAAATATACCCCGGAGTTGTTATAAATGGTGCTGGAGATGAAACAGTAAACGCTGCTGCTAGAGCTATTGTCAATTCAACAGGAAATGTAATTCATAAAATAGATGTATTGAATAGAGGTGTTGGTTATAAAAATGCTAATGCTTTTGTTTATAATGCCACCGTATTAAATCCATCTAATGCAGAATTAAGAGCTATCAAATCACCATATTCAGGTCATGGCTCTAGTATATCAGCAGAACTTGGTGGAAGCTCTTTATGTATAAGTGTTACTTTTGCAAACAATGAATCTAATACAATACCACAGACAAATGATTATAGAACAGTTGGTATTTTAAAAGATCCAATATTTACAAGTGTAACTATTGAAAGGGCCAATACTACAGGAACTTTTATTGATAGTGAAGCTGTATATAAAATTAATCCATATAGACTCGGAGTTGATTTAATAACTGATGAAACAAACACTGCTGTGACTTCTGTAACAGGAGATTTTGTTAATCAGTTTAGTTCTAATGATTTTATTTATATTGTAGATGGAACTAATAAAATGTTAGGAATAGTCAATACAGTATCTAATTCAACTTACTTAACATTGACCACAAATGCTGCATTTACATCTTCTAATGCAGAATATTTAATACCAAGAAAAGAGTTGGCCGGATATATATCATCATCAAATACAACTTATGTTACTTTAGCTAATGTTAATATCATAATAGAAACAGATAATAAACTTATGGGTATAGATTCTGGAGCATATACATTAGCTAACACGATATATAGATCTAATGAAAACAAAGATTTTAACACTTTTGTTAATATGTATAAATATAATGGTAGCATTATTTCTGGCACCTTTGAAGAAGATGAAATTGTATATCAAACTTCTTTATCTACTTCGAATGCTTTGTTGCATTCTGTTGTAGCAAATGGAACTCAGAGTATTATGTACACGACAAACAAATATGGAACTTTTAATATAAATCAAAATGTATATGGTGCTATAAGTGATGCTATTATGTCTATAACAAGTGAATATGAGCCAGAAGTTTTATTTAAAAGTGGCGATATTTTATATATTGAAAATTTAGAACCAATTACAAGAGTATCTGAGCAATCAGAAACATTTAAATTTATTTTTGAATCCTAGGAAAAATATAAATGCCTTTAGAAACAGACCTAAGCGTCTCACCTTATTTTGAAAATAGTGATCCGGCTAAAAATTACCAGAGAGTGTTGTTTAAGCCAGCGATCGCCGTTCAAACTAGAGAATTAAATGAATTACAACAGATACTTCAAAGACAAGTAGAAATATTCGGAAATAATATTTTTAAGCGCGGAACCATTCTCGACGGCTGCAACTTTACTTTTTATGATAAATATCCTTATGCTAAAATTAAGGACGTGTTAATTAACGGAACTACTGCTGATCCTGGCGCGTATGTTGGTCATTTTGCTAAAAACGCAAATGGCCTTACAGCATTCATTATTAATTCATCAACTGGGTTTGAAGCATCTGATCCAGACTTAAAATCTTTATATTTCAATTATATAAATAGTGGAAATTCTTTTAATGAAATATCTTTTCAAGCTGGCCAAGTATTAACAGTCTATGATAGCAATAATTCTATTTGGGATGTAACAATTGCTGTAACTGGTTCTGGATATTCTAATACAGATAGTATTATTTTTACACCAGTTCTTTTTGCTAATGTTACTTCTGGATCATTGAATGTTGGTGATCAAATTACAGATCCTATATCAGGCGCAAACGGAACTATCACAACTCTTACAGAAGTTTCTGATAGATTACCAGTCGTTAAGCTTTCTGGTACTGTTTCTGTCACCACAAATGATGTTAATCTTACTGGAACTAGCACTGTATTTTCTACAGATTTTGCTAATGGCGATTATATAGCTCTTTATTCTAATTCAACGAGTTATGATTTACACAAGATCAATATTGTGTCTACTAACACAGCAATGAATCTAGTTAGTAATGCAGTTTTTACTGATGCTACAGCTAGTTATGCTAACACTACAAGTTCAGAAGTTTTAATTCAGTATAGCCCAATAAATAGCGATTTGTCTTCGACGACATCGACTGCTAATAATTGGATGTTTGTTTCTGGAAATAATATTCAGGGAGCATCTTCAAGCGATTTGGCAACTGTTCTTGGTATTATAGGATTTAACGCAGATGCGGAAATTTTAACAAATTCTACTGGTCAAATTACTAATACTTTAATTAATAATAAAGGAGTGAGTTATTACAGAACACCGTTTGCTTCTATAAAAAGTACAACGGGTTCTGGCGGTGAGATTACAGCTCAAAATTATGTAGCTAAACCAACTGTTGCATCTGTTACTAATGCTGTTGGATCTGGTTATGCTTTTGGAATAACACAAGGTCATATCTTTCATAAAGGTCATTTTATCGAAGTGCAGCCGCAGACTATAATTGTTGATAATTATTCTAGATTTCCAAACAATGTAGCAGTAGCTTTTGAAACAACAGAAGAAATCATAAATTCTAATCAAGATACTAGTTTAACAGATAATGCTCTTGGAGAACCAAATCTTAATGCTCCAGGAGCTGATAGACTTAAACTTACAGCAAATCTTTCTATTTTTGAAATTAATAATACTACAATTGATGGTAGCGTTTTCACTCTAGTAGAATTTTCAAATGGTGTTCCATATAAACAAAATCAAAAAACTTCTTTCAATTCTATAACAGATGAGATGGCTACAAGAACAAATGAAACAGATGGAAGTTATGTTATTGATGAATTTTTAACATCTACAACTTCTCCTGGTAACAATAGTTTTGAAGGTAACACTATCAATATCGTAGTTGATCCAGGCACAGCATATGTCGAAGGATATAGACTACAAACGCTGGGTAATTTTGTTTATAGTGTAGATAAAGGAATTGGATCAAAAACATTTGAAAACAGCAAAATAAGTCTAAACTATGAAAACTATATTAGACTAAATGAAGTAGGCGGGTTCTTTGAATTTGATCAGGCTAATGAAATATCTTTATATGATACTGCTAAGAACTTTTTAACAGAATCCGATTCTATCAATCTTGGAAATACTAATCCGACAGGAACTCAAATAGGAACTGCTAGAATTAGAAATTTTATGCATGAACAAGGGATTCCAGGAACATCAAACGCTATCTACAGAGCATATGTTTTCGATATTAAAATGAATGCCGGAAAAAACTTTAGAGATATAAGATCAATATACTATAATGGAACAAGCCATGATGGTATTGGAGATACTGTATTAGAATTAGATTCAACTACTAGCGCGAATGTCGCTACTTTATATGGTAATAATAATAAATTAGTATTTGCTACAAGTTATCAGTCTTTAAAAAATGCTAATAACATAACATATAATTATAGAACAACTAATGATACTCTTTCTATTAGTAATACTGGAACTGTTCAAATATCATTAATTCCTATTACTAAAACTTTTCCATATACAGGAACTCTATCTGATGCCGAAAAAGCAGAGATTTATTTGGCGCCAGCAGCAAATCTAATTTCTTTTGATTCTGTTGGCACTGTTAGTACTGATGGAACACCCACAGTAACAGGAGTTGGAACGACATTTATAACAGACTTAAGAGTCGGTGACTATCTACAACTAACTGATGGTGGAAGCCCAGAATTTCGTAGAGTTGAATCAATTGCAAATAATACAAGCCTAACAGTTGAAGCAAACGTTTCATTTACATCGGTTGCGAATGCTGCTTATAAAGCATGGCCACAAAATGTTCCTATCCAATTAAGTTATGACACAGATTATATTGTAAGTGTAGATTCTGCTGCAGAAATTATGACTATTGATTTATTATCAAATGTAGCTAATGGTTTTAATACAGCAACAAATACAGATATTATTGTAGCATATAACGTAGAATCTGCAAATGCTCAATCTGCTACAAAAACAGTAAATAGAGATATTTATGTAAAACTTAGATTGTCTGACGTGGGTGGAGGAACTTCTGGACCATGGTGCCTTGGAATACCAGATATATTTAGATTAAAAGAAGTCTATAGAGGCACTAGTTCTGGAGTCAGCATAACAGATACTAATATTACTGATAGTTTCTATATTGATCATAATCAAACACAAAATTATTATGATCTTGGCTATCTATATCAAAAGAATCCATCTGGAGTTAAATTAACTTTAGATGACTGGCTTCTTGTTAAACTCGACTGCTTTACAGCGTCTCCTGGTTTTTATAATATAACTTCTTATGTTAGTTCAAACACAATAACAAGAACAACTGAAGATTCTAAAGCTCTTAGCGCATTAACAACAGTTGTTAATACTCTTGAGATTCCAGAATTCTTTAGTGATAATGGAACTTATCACGATCTTATTAATGTGTTTGATTTTAGACCATATGTTGCGAATACAGCAAATGTTGCTACATTAGTAGCAGGCGCTTCTATAAATCCGTCCAACACATTTACCTTCTCAGCAAGTGATAGATATTTCCCTGTTCCAGATTCTACTTTAACTTATAATGTAGAAACTTATTTGCCAAGAACAGATAGAGTTATAGTATCAAAAGGAGGAAAGATTAGTGTTCTTCCTGGTTCATATCAAACACCAGGAGCACAAATACAGCCTACTGGAACGCTTTTAGTTAATGATGTTTATATTCCATCGTATCCAACGCTGCCATATAACATGTCTAAGCAAATTAAAGATATTGTTAATACTAGAACTAGCAACGAACAATTAGCTGTTTCTAGAATTAGAAAAAATACAGCAACGACTTTATTTTTACAAAGTGATTTTAATAAAAATCAACCTAGAAACTATACTCATTCTGATATTGGATCTATTGATAGACGATTAAGAGACGTCGAATATTATGTTAGCCTTAATTTCATGCAAAATCAAGTAAAAGATCGAGTTATACCAAGTTCTATTTCTCCAAGCGTTAATAGATTCAAATATGGTTTTTTTGTTGATGAATATGAAACTGATTCGTTCACGGAATGGAGAAGTCCAGAATATAATGCTTCAGTTGAAGATAATTATGCTCAGCCGGCTTATTCTACTTTAAATATAGTTCATGCTAATAATGATCCATCTGCTGTTAATTATGATCAAATAGCTATTATTGATCAACCAATGGCAACAGATGTAGAAGGCGATGAATGTGAATGCTCGGAACTCGATTCATCTGGTAATGCAGTGCCGGTTCAGCATTTTGTATATGCTACTCAATCTAATCTAAAAAGATATTCTGCAAATAGAAGATTCAATGAGCCAGTACAGACTATTACAATGGGAACTGTGTCATCTAATGCCACGCTATGGTGTCATTTTTACAGTGGCAAAGATCAAATTTATGTTTATCAAGGAGATACACTCATTGCATCAGGAACAGATGCAGTGGCTCTCACAGATGATGATATTACAGAACTTAGGAAAGATCCATTCTTTACAGGAAGTTCTGGGTTTAGTAATAGATCAGGAAGTGCTAATTCTTCTAGTTTGACCGCATCATGGTTATCTCAACAGCTTGGTGGCAGTCAAAGATATAATGATTATTCTACAATCTTAACAAATAGATCAGGGTCAGCTGGTCAACTAGATGGATATCTAAGATATTCTGGAAAAATAACATGGGTTCATAATCCAAGTCTAGGAAGAGAATACAGAATTGTAGTCAAGAAATCTTCTGTGATTTGGAGATATAGAATCGATTTCTATAATGAAACAAGCAGCACAGATGGTGATACGTGTACGTGCCCAACTACTCCAACACCATCACCAGTCATGTATAATGGAACTATGTCGATATCGCCATCATTCTCTTACACTATAACAAAAGAAGCTTGTACACCTAACGATCGCGATAAAGGTGATAGCGCGGCAAGTGGTGGTGGCATAGGCGGAGGCGGCGAAGCTGGAAATGGTGGAGCTGGTGGAACTGGCGCATGGTAAAGATTTATAGAATAAATAGAATTAAACGGAGAGTATTTTAATGTTTGGCCCACAAGTATTTAATATCAATATATCTGGATTAAAGCCAGACACATTACATAAAGTTTATCTTTTAGATAAAGAAGTAACTGAAGATTGTGCTCCGCTTACTGGAACTAATGTTAATAGTTTGTTTGGGTATAATTTGTCATCGCTATTATCTTTAACTTCTAATAAAGTTCAATCAATAAGAACTTCATACAACATTGGGTCAAATCTTATTAGTGGGATAAACGGAAAACTTGAATTTTATTATTTCTTTTCTCCTGAAAATAGTCCATATCAAATTGATGGGTATAGTGGTTCTGGAACTTCTAGTAAATATCCAAGAGCTATAATTCCAGAAAGCCCGCAAAAACTTACAGTAAAATCTTTAGATGGAAATTCGTTAGCCGAGGCTTCTATTGAAGTAAAAATTAAAACAAAAACAGTTCAAACCAATAGTTGTAATCTTCCACGCAATGAAGATTATCATCACTAATATGACATATATAAACAAACAGATGGAATTTTAATGAGCACATCTTCTACGCCAATTATATTTAATAGAGCACAAACATTTTTTATAGATCCAGCAGTAGTTAATAATTCAGAAACTGTTGCTATTTCTGCTATAGACTTGTTTTTTAGAGCTAAGCCAAAAATCATTGATAATAAATCTGGAATAGTAAGTCCAGGTGTAGAAGTATTTCTGTGCAAAACTAAAACCGATGGATCTCCAGACCCACAAACTAAATTCACTGGAGCATATGCAAGAAATGAATTTGAACAAATAATAGCATCTGGAGACGCCTCATCATCTTCTAGATTTGAATTTGAATATCCAATTGCTATTAAAACATCATACAAATATGCTATATGTATAAAATTTGATGGCGATGAAGATTTTGCTTTATGGACAAGCGTCGAAGGTAAGATTTTGGTAGGAACAAATGATAAATCAGCTGGCCCTGCTGGGCAGTATGTTGGTGAATACTTTGAAGCTGGAACAATTAATACGATTGGAATCAATTCTAATTCGACTCTCCAGCAAGCTACTTCGTTTGCCCCGACCAACAACTATACTCAGGTTAAATCTATAAAAAACACCGATCTGAAATTTAAGGTATATGCTGCGCAATATGAATTTGACACTTATTCTAATACTACAGTAACGACTACCGATGGAGCGACTTATACTCAAGTTGTAGGAAAAAGATCATTTCTTCTTCCTAAAAAAGATTATGAGTTTATAGCATTCAATCCACTAACATCTAATAATGTTTTTGATGTAAGACCAGGAGAGCTAGTATATCAGAACAATGTTCTTATAGCTCAATCTGTAGTAGTATCAAATGGATCAGTTTTAGTTACTGGATCTAATGTTAACTTTACTAGTGTGTTTGATAACGATTCTGCAGAAGAACAATACATTGTAATACACAGTGGAGCACAAAAAAATGTGCGCAGAGTGATTGATATATCATCAAATACTTCTATTCAGGTTGATATACCTCTAACGTTCTCTAATGCTCAATCTAGATTTTCTAAAGTTTCGGCTGGGAGACTTTCTGTCCAAGCTGTGTCGAATATCTTTAAAAAGAGAGAAAGTTTTATTTTATTAGAACAATCAAACGCTAATTCTTCTCTTAGATTTACAAATAATGTTATAGAAGATTCTACTATTAATGATGGTGGAACAGGATATAGCAACACCGATTATATTGTAGTAAATGGCGGCGGGCCTAACAATACTAGTGTTTCTGTGAATGCTACTGCAAATGTAATAACAGATGCTAATGGAACTATATCTGATATAAATTTCAATAATAAAGGA